GGCGCGGCGGTGATGTTGCTTTTTTTCGTCGTTCTCGGGCTGCTGCTGCCCTTGCCGACCTACGCCGAACATATAACCGCGAACTCTAAACATTCAACTGTTTATACATCGTGGAATGTCTTGGGACGCCGTTGGCAGGCGTTTTGGCGTTTTGCTTTTCAGGGCGCGCAGCTACTACCCGGACTATCCACTACCTCGCACCGCGTCATGTGGTTCAGCGTGCGACCCCCCGCAGGGGCCATGCGTTAAGGGTTGGCGTTTAGGTTACGTGTGGCCCTTGCTTGGACCGCGTGAACCAGGGTGGGCAGGCGGGGCATTGTTTCCCGCGCTTGGGGCAATGGTGGCCGGCAAATCTGTTGCGGTGACGGTTCGGACACTGGCGGTACGCGTCATGTCCAAAGGAACCAAGGCACCGACCCGCATCCCATCGGCGCGGCACACTTCCGCAGAGACCTGAGAGCGAAAGCCGGTCTTGTCGATGCACTCACAACGGGGACCAAATTGGATACAGCCGGATATGTTCGCCGTGAGGTCGGGTCCCCCCGCTGCGGGCTTCGCCTCGCTGGCGGGAGGCCCGCCCTTTGTGCTGTGCAAGCCGGATGTTTTTATTTCACCGTTGGGGCCTGTTTCGAGGTCCCAGCTTTGCGCCGGTTTGATTTGTTGGGCGGTGGGTGTTGCCTGTGAAACTTGGGTTTGGTCGGTGCCCTTTTTGGCCTGGAATGTGTCGGTTGCCCGCGTATATGCGAACTTGCCAGCGCCAACGGTTGCGACCAAAGCAATCAAACCAACGTAGGCAATTTTGGGGACGCGTGTGGTCGGTTTCGTGTGGACCTGTGCGGACTTGTAAAGATCAAACGCTTCCTTAGGGAACCAGAATAGAGCCGAGTGGATGCAGGTTTTTGTTTGGTTCGGGTTTGAGCAGTGGTCCCACTCGTAAACCATCGACACCTTACCGGCAAGCCGCCTCATGTGGATGTGACGGTTAACCAATCGCCGGATGTTGGGGTCAACCAGCATGGGATGCTGTGTCACAAGGATGATATCAACGCCCATGTGTCGGTGCGTTTCCAGTTTGGCGATGCAGTCGGGGACTTTGGTGCCCAGGCCACGCGGACGCCACACCTCTTGGACTTCATCGAACAAGATCACGTCCCCAGGCTTTGCCCAGGTGTGCCATTTGTCCAGGTCCTGCGCGTCGATGTGGGTGTGTTCCACCAGCAGGTTTTTTATGTTCGAAAACAACCGCCTCGGGATGGGTTGGCCGTTTTCTTCCACCGTGCTACCGGGGATATCCTTCGCCAACTTCCAGACCGCGTAAAGGGACTTGCCTGCGCCTGGTGTTCCAGTAATGAGAGTAAGCATTTAGGAACCACCAATCCCCAAAATCTTGACGCCGTTCTGTATCTGCCACAGCGCCAAACGGGTAGCAATCGCGCCAAAAATAATGCCCATCGCCTCCCCTGCCCCAGCCAACAAACCAAGCTGAAGCCCAGCGGCAGGGATAGCGCCAACATGCGCAATGAAGAGTGCCTTCACCGCGTCAACGGATGCGACCACACCGGTGATCGTGACCACCTGAAACCCCAACGCCATGAGGACCTTAGCGACGAGTGGTTTTGTCAGGCTTGCCAGCCATGTCCCGATCTTCATGTCTCGGTCCTGAAAGGTGCAATGATGAATAGCGCGGCAAGTGCTGCCATCGCCAGGACGAGGGGACGCACGACAGACGAGGTGATATCACACACCGGCTGAAGGTCCAGCTCGTGGTTGCCGAGCGCATCGGACCAGCCGGGATTGGCGGGACAGGAACCACCACCGAACAGGCTTTCAGGCGTGAAGCTGATGTTTTTGTCCGACTTGGGGATATCGTCCTCCGGCGTATCCAACTCTGGTTTTTGACACGCGAGTATGTCCGGATACTTGTCGCACAAACCGGGTTCTGTCGGTTCCGTTTGTGCTGGGTCATCGGTGGGGACGTCAGTCGGCTCCGCTGGCGTTGTCGGTGCTGGCTCACCGTTCGGCACATCCTTAACAATCTCTTTCGGCTGAGCGTCAACACGCCACGGCTCGGCCTGCGTGGGCGACCCGACAAGGTCAAGAATTGGCGCACGGAATTGCGTCGAGGTGGTGCTGTTCGGAGCGGGATATGGGCTGAAGTCACCGAGCGGGATGCGGCGCACTTGAGGCGTAGGGAAGTCGCCGGGGCCGGGGTTGATGACTGGCAGATCAACAGGAAGGGGCGTGTGTTTGCCAATCTCGTCCATGACCGAGTCAGGGAAGCCCACCGCGTCTACGGTATCCCATTGGCTTTGTGGGATCTCGATACGGCCCATCGGGTAATCGGTGCCAGGTGCAGTACGCTGCGGCGACATGACCACATGCGCCCAGCTGCAGTTATTCACCCACATCCAGCCAGCGCCGACGAGGGTATTTTTTTTCGTCGGTCGTAACAAAGGCCGTGAATCCCCAGTTGGTAGAGGTGCCGGATACGTAGTACTTCGTCGTCAGGTTGTAGGCGTTGGCGCAAGTCGTGGCCGGTGGCGTCCCGTTCGCTCCATAAGCGGCCATTGCCTGGTTGTAAGAGAGATGGTTCGCGTTTGGCGGCGGCGAATCCTTGTACCAGCCCTGGGCGTCGGCCTTAAAGCCGTATGTGTTGTACAGGTAGGTCCCGACAACAGTTGCAGCGAGAAGCGCAGGGTTTGCCCGAGTAAAGGCCACGGCAGCAGCGCCAGCACTCGGAGCCATACGGAGCATAGCGTTAAGGGTGACGGTTCGACCCGCGACATTTACCGTGGTCGTTGTGGCTGCTTTCTTAGCCACCCAATGCTCGGCGCTATATCGATGCTGACCAGCGAAGGTTGTAAAGCCGGGAGGCGTTGAGCCGTTGGTGTAGAGAGCGTGGGCACTCAGCGAAGCGCAAGCCAGAGCCCCAGCACCAAGCCACCGCAGAGCCACAAGTTTTGAACGAGGTTGAATTGATCGTAGGTCATAGTCACGCGGGGTCATAAGGCCGCCAAAACATTCTGTAGAGGATGGACGAGACCCAAACGACAACCAAGAACCCGAGCAGCAACGCGAACATTTCCGTGGACAAGGCAACGCCCTGCCCGAAATCACATTCAGCAAGCGTGGGGAACGGGTAATCGATCAGGGAGCATGGCCCACCATCGACCCGAGTGCAGAGGGTGTATGTGGGTTGCGTGAAGTCTGTAGAGACCACCTCCGACCTCATAACGGTGGAGCCGTTGCCCCATTGCGTCAGAAGGTCGGCGGCGTAGTGCTGGCGGGCGGTCGTCAGGTCCGCAAAACAGACGCTTTTGTAAAGGTAGCCCATGGACCGCCCCCGGTATCACTTGACCTTGAATTTGTTGTAGATGACGCGGCCAACCCAAATGGAGACGCCAGCAGCGGTCAAAGCGCCGAACAGGGCCAGCAGGTCGGTTTGAGCGCCAGTGATGGCGGTGGTAACGCCCTCGGGGAGTGCGGCGTGTGCAGCACCAAAGGCAGAGGCCAGAGCCATGCCGGCGGTAGTTTTCTTCATGTCAGTTTCCTATGCCGGTCAGGTTGATGGATTTATGCAGCGCGACCGGCGAACGCTGGCAACCAGTTGAAAGGCCCGGACGCTTGGATAAGCCGGGCGTGTGTGTGGAGGCGCACCAAGACAGCACGCGCAGAGTCGCGGAAGCTGAGACCCCATTCGGAGGGCCACCATTCGCCAGTGCGGCGATTAACCCAGCCGCCGCCTGTTGCTCTAGCGAACGAGCAGGAGGCCGAAGCAATGCCCTGCACGAACGAAGGCCAATTGACCCAGCGCCGACACTGAGCGCCAGGAGCATCCATGCCGCCAATTCCATAAATCCGCGCTCCCTTGGGGAATGCGCCCGCGTTGTCAAACTTGGACGCGTATTTCATGACGTAGCGCACAGGGGCCACGGCCTTGACAGCGTTGGTGAGGCCATGGGGCCACCAGCCGCGAGAATCAAATTTCAGGTCATGGGCGGAGACCTGGACCGGGACCCACACAACACAGTGGTAATGCGGGGCACTGCGGCCGATCTGATCGCCGGATTTGCGTGTCTGGGTCTCCATGACCCAGAGGTAGCGCAGACGCCACCTGTAGGCCCGCAGGAGCCATTTCCGCAGGTGGGTGAGGGTGTCCCTCACATGGCAGGCTTGCCAGTCCTCTACGCGCTTGTAGGTGAACGTCAGCATGTAGCACTGCCCTCCCCCTTGGGAAAGCCACTTAGCGGCAATGCCGAGGTTCTTCCTCAAGCGGGTGCACCGGGCTTGCAGTTTGTCAACTGAAATCCAGTCATCACGCGTTTCCGCGTTGTTGATACTGGGGACAAGCCCCCCGAGGGGCGCGGCAGTGCTGATGCTCACAGCGACTCTCCCCGCGCACCGCCCCACCATTGGCCCGCCTTGACGTTGCAGGCAGTGGAGTGGATGCGATACCAGCGACCAGCAGGGGCCACGATCTGGAAGCAGGCCAGGAATTGGCAGTTGTCGTTCACAGCGACTCTCCCGCGATAGGAACGCCGTGACGGAAAAACTCAAGGTCGATCTGTGGACCGTGCTGCGGGTCAACATCAACATGGACCACGATGGAGGTCGGAATCATGTCGAGGTCGAGTTCATCGCTGGAGCCGCGCAAGAGGCCGAGTAAGGCCCCTTCCAGCATCGCCAACCTTGCGGCGTGGAGATGTGCTGACATGGGATGCACCCCGATCAGCCGCGAGCTTTCACAGGAGCAAGACGCGGGGACATTTCAAGCGAGTTGAACGAGCCAACGTAGAAGCTGCCGGGGTGCAAGGTGTAATCCCCCACGGGATAGGGTTCCTCCTGGCCGCGAGGGAGAGTCACCGTCACTTTTTCCGGATAGGGGTTTTGGTTGCCGTGCTGGTCGCAGGTATGCGCCCAGGCTGTTTGCTCTTTGAAGGTGTACGCCTTGCCAGATTTGGCGGTAATCTGGCGATCACGCAAATCGGTGGACTTGATTTCGATTCGGATTGTCATTTTTAGCTCCTGTGATTGCTTGTCACCACGACAAGCAAACGGAGCTTACTTGTCAAGGAGACAAGCATGGAATACGGGAAAACACTTATTGACGCAGCAGGCAAAAGGTGCGGCAGCTTCTACAAGCTGGCCGAGGAGATGAAACAGAGCTAAGGAAACATAAGCAAAGTCCGAGCAGGAAAAAGACAACTTCCCCTTGAGTGGGTGCCCGAACTTGCAGAGATTGCTGGTGTAGACCCCGCGCAAGCGCTGGCGCGGGTCATGGCCGAAAGGCTTCCCGAAGGGAGCCGAGCGCGGGCCATATTGGGGGAGGTCCT